TGCGCTTGAGTTTCTTCCACTGCTTCATGTAGGCATCGACTGCCTTCTGTTGCGCCTTTCTTTCTGCTTTTCTTGCCATGATTCATGCTCCTCACGCCACCGGACCGGCGGTATCAAAGAACGGTAACTGATTTGCCTCCAACGTCCGCTTGTAGTGGCGCTGCTCTTCTTTTGCCCGCATCACCACCTCGCTGGCCGATTCATATAGGCCATACTTCTCTAGCGCCCGATACACGATGTACTCGTGGTACTCCGTAGGCATCTCGGGTGTGTCGCTATCGATCGTTAGAGTTTGATTCGATTTCCAGTAATCACCTGTGATGGTGTATTGACCGTCAGGGAATGGACCGATTAATAACTTATTGTCAGGGGCGATGCTGAAGCAGATAGGTGCGCCCGTGACGACAGGTCCGGTAAGGTAGATCTTCTGAAATTCGAGATACGGGATCCAGTCGATAGGACGCTGATTGGACACGCCCAGGGTCGTGTAATAGACCCTGAACGTGTTGCGATCCCAACTTCTGAACCTCTGCGCTATGCCAGCCTCGCTCGGTGAGTAATCGTAATCACCGTTTGTCGTGGTGAATTGGAATGAGCCACGCATCCACCTCCAGTTCTGACGCATCCTCTGGATATCCTCCCAAGCCGAGCCTATCCAATTGACGAGGCGTTTCATTTCGCCGGTCTGTCCAGTTACGGACATTGGACCATTACCGGAAATACCCGCCTCTTCGCGCAAACGACGGCATAGCTGCAGAAAGTTCATCTGCGAACACCCTGACTAAGAATGCGAGCAAGCCAGGCATGACCTTCCGGATTCGGATCATGGACAACCGTGAACGGATAGCGCGGCGCAGACGATGCGACTTGCTCGGATTTGTGCTCACCGGTGGTCGGATCAAGATAATCATTGTTGCGATACCGCACCGGTCTAGACTGAGCCAGCATCTGCACGTACTTGCGCGCGATCTTGATCGGCGTGTTTCGTGGCAGCCACGGCGTTCCGTTAGGACCAGGACCTTTGCCATTGATGGCGCAGAACACGTAACGCTCCTGATTCTTGTCTGTGGCCTCGGCAATCGTGATGGTCAATTCTTCTTCAAGGAACTTCAGGTGCCTAGCCTTGGCCTCAAGATTGTCGAGATTGTTCTCGACATCGATCTCGGGGATGTCGTCCACGCGCTCGCCATCGTCATCAAAGACCGTCTTGCCCTCTTCGGTCTCGCCGAACTCTCGGGTATCAATAGTCTTGCTGATCTCAATAGGCGGCACCCGTGTCTGCTTCTCGGCTTCTGCAGGCTGACCTGCCTGCCCACTCGCTTGCTTGATGTCTTCGTCTTTTGGAGGCTGAGGCTTGTCCTGCTTAGTGGCCGTTGCCGTGCGGGTTACTCGTGCCATAGGGTTAAAACTCCTTACGGTTAATAAACATGAATATGCACCGGCTAGATCCGGCAGAGCCTATAAGATAGCTCTTGCCACCTGTGAAATAAAAAAGCCCCGCATAAAGCGGGGCATTGGAGCTGGGCTATGGAGACTTTAGCCCTGGGCGTCGAAATAGCAGGTCTTGCTTGCTGCGATAACGGCCAGGGTAGCGTTCTGTGAAACGAGGAATCCAGAGTCAGTGATAGTGATACCCTTGTTTGTGGTTTCCAGCGTCACGGCACCGTTTGCGGCCGTCTTGATGCAAGTGTCGTCCGCCATGCCCTCCCAAGCCTCGACACGGATTCTGTCGGTAGCGTTGATGAAGGTCACCTTCTTTGGTCGGAAGCCGACTTCGATCTCGATGTAGTCGGCCGCTGTGATCGAGTCGGCCGTGAATACGACCTTTCCGGTGGCGAACTGCACCTGACCTTGATTATGATTTTGCGTCAGTGAGTATTTGGTGTTGATTGCCATGATGTGATTTCCTTTCCTTTTACTTGCCGATCACTGGATCAGGCGGGTTGCAGGTTGCAGCGAAGTCCTCGTCATAATCTGTGTCGTTTACACCAGAGTCCGCATTGAGTTTGGCACCCAATGCGTCGAGCTTCGAGGTGATCGATGTAATGGATGTGCGAAGAACTGTATTCTCTTCGAGCACCCCTTGCAGGATCGCGCGCAACTCTCGTGCGTCACTCTTTTCCGACAACTTCGCGAGACGTTGATTGATAGATTCGGCCATGATGTTTTTCCTTTCCCATTAAGGGGGCTAAACGCCCCCTCGTTGATTAACCAAGGTCAGGAGTGCCGCAATACAGCACTGCCATCCAGCCCTGATTCAGAATCAGTGCATCGTGGTAGAACTTGGCACCAGCATAACCGCGCTGACCCATAGGATCGGACTTGTCCTTGTTGTTCGGCGGGATCCAAGTGATATCGATCGAATTCGCACCGCGCAATGCCAATTGACCCCAAGCCTCTTCACCGCAGACGATGACCGGATACACGTCGATATTCGAGCCATTGGTCGAATAAAGACCGGTCGTGCCGACCGAGGCACCAGCATCGATGTACGGCGCGAGTTCTGGCGAGAGGATGAAGCGGAAGACCTCGACTGAACCGATCTCCTGATCGCTGATCACGGAACGCTGACCGTAGTCTGCCACGTGGATGAAGCCTGGCAGGTCGCGGATAGCGGGTTCCATGTCGGTCGAGCAGAACATGCAGTAGGCCGCCTCAACGCTGGATGTGCCGAAATTCGGCGACGGCGCGATGATCTTGCGACACATGGATGCGTGATAGCGCTTCAGGTCGCGGGTGATTCGACGTAGCAATGCCAGCGAGATGGTTTCGTCCACGGTCGTGATATCGGAGCCGCCAGCATAATAGTTGTTGGTTGAACCCTTCACTGCACCATAGTTGACCATTTCTCGAATGGCACCAATCGTCTCGCCGATCTGCTGACGCATATCTGATGCGACGTCATCCTCATAGAGGTCGAAAGTCTTGTCGGTGATCGCATACAGGACACCATACTGTTCCAGCACCGCCGACACATCGACATAACTCATGGTGCGAGCGGTCGGTGTGGTGCCCTCAGCCAGCTTGTAACCGTCTGCGAATGTCTCCACGTTACCGCCATTGATCCAGATGTTGTCGATACCGGATGGGGGAAGTGTGCGTCGGAAGATGATCGTGTCGCTTGAGTTCTTCGGGATCTTCTTCTGCACGCCAACCTTGGTCAGACACTCCATTGGCTTGGCGTGACGAAGCATGTCGCCCTTGACCTTGCCGATACGAGCGGCCTGAGTGTTCATCGTTTGAATAGCCATGATTCAAATTCCTTTCTAAAGCTTACCCTCCGCTGCCAAGGCAAATGCCTCTTCTTCGGTCATTGGACCGGAGCGCACCGGAGCTGTGTTGGTCTTTGGTGGAAGAGCGTTTCGCAATCGGCTCTGCCGCTGCTCCTTGCTCTTCGTCCGTTCATTCTTCCAAGACTTGAAGTTCGTGAAGACGGTTGACAGATACATCGCATCCCAAGTCTCATCGACCTTTTGACGCTCTTCTTCCGGTAGTGTCTGCAGAAATACCTTAAACTCGTCAGAGTCCTTTATCACCTGAAAATCAGGGTGTTGTATCTGCAGCAGACTTACCTGCATCTGCTTTTGCAACTCGTCTCTTACAACTGAGACCTGCTCCTGAACCCGCGCCTCAACATGTGCGTTGATCACTTCGTCAGATACCGCTGCCGGTCCTTCCAGTTGCAGTCCCTTAAAGTCCTCCGCAAGCAACTCTGCAAGGTCTGGATATTCCTCACGTAACTTGTCGAACTTGGCCTCAGCCAGGCGAACCGCTGTACTGCCCGCCCCTTTGGACTTGAGTTCCTGAAGAGTACGGTTAAGCTCACCGATCTTGCCGTGAACCTTCTGTATCTCTTTAGTGCTCATCTCCTCAAGTTGCGGAATCTTTGCCAGCATCGACATCAATTCGTCTGTCTTGAGCTTAAGCTCCTGAGCCTTTTCGCCTTCTCCACCTTCCTGATCAGCGGGCTGTTCTGCCGGCTCATCGATCTGCTGACCAGCGGGATCATCACCCTGCTGATCATCACTCTGGTCTGGCTGCTCTTCAGGCTGTTCGTCCTGCTGTTGTGGCTCGTCTGCGGGCGTATCATCTACGCGCACTTCCTTGCCCTCAGCGGCAGCCTCGAAAGCTTCTGCCTCGGCGATCTCTTCAGCATCCATCTGCTGCGTTACGTCTAAATCCTCCTGCTCTTGCTGCGCTTGCACGTTCATATTTTCTCCTTACCAATCAGAGGATGAATCCTCACCGTCTGACGTACCACCCGTCCGTTGGTCTGGTTGACCAAGGGACAAAATATGCTTGCATTCGGCAATCTGGCCACGTAGCTTTGCCGTCTGGATATCCGACTTGTCCTGATCGTTCTTTGCCCGATGTATTTCAAGTCGCTCCGTGAAGTACTGTTCGATCTTCTTCCAAAGGTCGGTTCTGACTTCATGAGGCTCCAGATTCAATCTCTGCAGTCCTAGTTGCTTCTTGCTATCTGTCATTCAATCTACCCTATGCCACCTGTGAAATCGGCTATCGTTCATCATCTTCAGCAAATGGACTTTTGCCTTGCTTTAGGCGCTCTATGGCATGCACCACGGCCTTGTCCAAAATCTCTTTGGTTTCTTTGTTGCCGGCCAGAAGATGGTTGATCTCATCCTTCGTTAATGTCGGGACAAGAAGTGGTATCTCCATCTCTCCGGCTCCAAAATCGACCCCGACAGATAGTTCAGTTGACACGCTTCCGTCTGGTCGCTTCAACTCGCCGAAATAGCCAGACCCCTTCCTGGTTCCGTCTTTACGCTTGCCATACCCGTCAACACTTTTAAGCAACCCTGCCATCAGATTCCACTCCCAAACTCCCGCTTGATAGCGCCTTCCTTATGAAGCAACTCTTTCTTGGTGCGGTTATTTATAGCGACCTCGGTCAGCTTCGCCTTAATCTTCTCAAAACTTACGTTTTGCTCGGCGGCCAACTTCATAGCTACGATGTCGCGCTCAATGAGCGCCCTCTGCATCTGGAACTCGCGGTCTGCCGCTCGGTCTTGCAGACTCAGTTCCGCCTTCTTCATCTCTGTCTCGGCACGTATCTGAGCCGCTTGCACGGTCGGGTCAGGTGGTGGCGCATTCTGCTGCATCACCTGCTGGCGCTTCTCCCATTCCTCATCGGTATATTGGATAAGCCGAGGATCCTGCCGCTGCCCTTTGCTGTACTCTGAGAACCACTTGGCCTTGTCGATACGGAACTCGGGGTCATTGAGCATTGGGATGAGTTGGCCAAGGTATTGCGTCTGAACGTCTCTCTCCACGAGCGCCGAGGATCCGCGAGCCACGATACTGAAATCACCCTTTTCCTCGGACGGTACTTCAGGGTCGGCCAAAAGCCAGTCGTAATAGCGACTGATATGCGGCTCGGTGACACAATCATCAAAAGCGCGTGCGATACGTCTCAGGACTGTAGATGCGTTGTTATTCAACATCTGCATGCCGCCGACAGTCTCAGGCGCTTTGCCCTGCTGTCCTTGTAACAACATCGGAAGACCTGTGACATCTTCCGCCATCTTGATAGAGAACTGGATGATAGCCATCAGATCATTCATGAGGCTCTGGATATTGATAGACGTGAATGCGTCTTCTACCCTGCCGTCGTAATCCTCCAGGGCTATCCATATCTTTCTTGGTTCAAGTCGCCAGACTCCGTTCTCAGGTTCGACGGCCCCGCGCTTTACGACAATTTGCGGACCCGCTGACAAGCCGGCGTTATCCATCATCTGACGAGCCGCACCGTTAAGCATGCGTTGTGGTGTGCGTATTTGCCGTGCGACACCTATGCCTGCCCAATAATCTGCGCGAGCCTGCCAACACATCACATCGTAAGGAAAGGCGCCAGACTCGTCCGGATTAAGCGCGAATTTGATAGCTATATCATTAACCATCGTGACCAGTGCCGGAACCTGATCATATTCTCCGCACTCACATCCGCCAGCATCCATGTCCTCCTTGTCAAGGAATCCATAGAAGTACCAGATGTTGTAAGTCTCCCTGTCGTCTATCTTGTCGAATCCGCGATCTACATCGTTGTCTTGGATGAACTTCTTGTTGGGTCCTTCCTTGAGAACCTGAGCGATGTTCTCCGCGATATAACTCTCATCTTCCATCAACTCTTTCAAGCCCTTGGCATTGATGGTATCGACCTCGAAGATGTAAGAGCCTTTGTGGATATCGTTTCCGCACGATGGGTCTGGAAAGAGATTCCACGGACTGATAGCCTTGGACTCGGGTGCGATGTACACCTCTGTTTTCGTCTGGATCAATCCGCCATCATTCATGACGACTCGCCTGCGGCGCTGCGCCGGGAACGGTCCTTTGATGATGCCGGTTCCCAGTCGCGCTGCGAACTCTATGACCTTTCGCGTTTCATTGTTGTAGTTGGACTCTGACAACCAATCGTCGATACGTCGCTCTGCCGCCTTCGCCGCTTCCTTGGCTTTTTCGATGATGGGTGCGACTGCATCGGCGACGGTCATCTGGCGCTGTACAGGTTGACCCGTGGCCGGATCTATCGTCTGCACCTGCTGGATCTGATTCGTGACAGGGTCTAGCAGGGGCGACTTATCCCTAGAGTGCTTGATAAGGCTAGGGATAGGTGTCGGCTCGATACCCCAATTCTGATCGTCGGTCGGCAGAAGCATATCCGCAACTTTTGCAGCAGCGGCATCGACATAAGGGCGAGTGATATTCAGGAACACACGAGACCGGTTGTCCGGCGTCACCTTACTATCTGGCCCACCCTCTGGTGTCATGGGCTTGGAGTTGCGACGGTGGAACTCGCGGTTCGCATCGTCTATGCCCTCGTAGAATTCCTCGTCTTCTCTCCAGTCATCCTCTATGCCAGAGTTCGCGCGAGCCTCGATCGCAGCCTGGCGCTTCTGCACAAGGTTTTGTGAGATACCGGCGACTCTTGATATAGCAGCCATCCGCGCCTCTTGCTCCTGCTTGATGGCTTCATCCTCGGCGCGCATTTCTGAACTATCGATCAGCATTTCACCATTCATGGCCGAGGCTTACGTGCAAAAATAATCACATCCACATCAGTGCCTGAGCCTCCGGCAAGTGGCCGCACAAAACGTGCAGGAGTGCCCAGTTTTCGGAGACCTGAAGCGCTCAGTGATATGTCGTTGCCCCCATGATCTAGGGCTGTTACCCAATTTATTCCATCATTGCTACACTGGAAAGTGGTTGAACCGCCGCCAAAGTCTCCTACGATCTGAACACTGACATCAGGGAAATCGGCGATCTGTATTTCTGGGGGTGCTGTATCAGCCTCGCTAAGGTGCTCGTACCTCCACATCTTTGCAATGCCGTCCGCACTTCCGACGAGGAATGTTTTGATAGTTAGCATCACTACTCCTCCTCGACTTCATCATCGGGAACGACTGCTGCGGCCTCCTCAAAAGCCGCCTCCTCGATCTCCGGATCCGGAGCGTCCCCGAGTATCAGTGTTTCGATTGTCGATAGCGCCTCGTCCATCGTTTCGACTTCAGCCAGGTCTTCGGTATTGATCAAGTCGGCGTCGATCTCTCCGACCAACGGGACACCATCCTCCGTCAGCATTACTACGGCTGCTATGGCCATGATGCACACTCCATGTCTATGGTTCGTAACATGGATAGATTAAACGTTGCCACCTGTGAAAAAGCCCACTGGATTAGTGGGCTTGGAGCTAGACCGGAAGAATGTGGTTAAACGCCGATCTCGGGGTCGAACGGTGTTGTTGCGACCGTTCTCCTGTTTGCCACCGAGACTGAGCCAACCGATGGGTATGCGAATGTAAGAGCTAGTGAATCTCCATAGTCTGGCGATTTTACGCCACGCTTCTTGGCTTCTTGCTTATCTTCTAGCAGTAGCATACCGCCACGATATGTGTACCTAAGCGCAGTCAGGTCGGTACGAAGTTTCGGGTCGTTCGGTATAGATCCACTTTTAAGCCACTCCCTCATCTCGCGCCACATGAATGCACGCAAGTTGTAATCAAGGCCGTTCGACATGCGCTCAGACGAGTTGACATCTCGAACTATCTTTACGACACGTCCTCCCTTCATTCTATCTGGGTACCAACTACGCAATATATCGGCCACACCTGCTCCTACGCCAATGGAGTCGACAGCGATTTGCTCTGGAACCTCACCATATGCCTGTATCTCTCTATGAACTCTTGATGCGACCTCAACCACGTCGGCCTTTGATAGCTCCTCTATCTTCAATACTGCAGAGCCGCGACGTATCGTTATCACTGTCTTATCATCACCGAACCTGGCCACATCGACGCCAACCCTCAATCTGCCCTGTGGAATGGTATTAGCTACTCCTCGCCGCGCGGCGGTATCGACGATCTCGCCATCAATAAACGCATTTGACACGGAGGCTTCGTAGTTCCGGTCTATTTCTTGTGCGACGATGACCGGATCCAGCGTCTCGCACATCCTCCTGTACCAATCCTCACCCTTTCTAGGATCATCTCTCCAGTCGAAGATAAAGACGGGAATCCTTCCTCCATGCCGCTTACGGTAAAACGGGTTGCCTGCGCCGTTTGGTGTAGATACATCTATCTTGCAGTTTGATGTCTGACTTAACGCCGCATCAATGACTTCCGGCTGCTCATAGAACCCGCTCTCGTCCTTGAAGTAGATAGATGTTCTTCCGCCTCGCCCGATGTTCTTTCCAGCCTCTCCCTTGATTACAGAGTTGTTCTCAGGGTTGATGATGCGCATGTGCGGAGCGTGTTTATCTGGGTCGTATCCTTGGGGCTTGAACTTTGGTGGCAGGAAATCGATGAATGTCCTTATCTTCCAGAAAAGGCTGTCCGGATCTCCGATCTTATCAACCAGATCCTCCTTGCGAGAGCCAAAGCCAATCACAGTTCCCTTGTGGAATATCCACATCCACACGGCCAGCCCAACGCAAAGCCAGGATACACCCATGTCTCTGGACTTCTCAACGAGGCCGTCTTCTCGCTCCTCCCACCTATCGAGCACCCAATTGATAAAGTCACGCTGCTTGTCGAATAGAACGAACGGTATCGTAGTAGGCAGGTTTCTTTCGGCATTTCTAGGATCGAACGTCATCCCCCAATCATTGATGAAGTCGTCCGCGTTGATCCTGTAATACTCCCATAGAGCCTTGAAGTATTCAGGATGCTTCCTGATGTTGGATAGCGCCTCGGCGCGCTGCCGGTAAACCTCTTCGTAATCTGGGTTCTTCCAATCAAAAGTCATACCTTGCCGATCATTGCCTTGTATGCATCCTCTGGCGATACATTAAGATCTACCTCGTGCTTTATCGGGGCGTCATCACGGTCGCCTCCTGCAAGCTTTATCTTGTTCGTATAGGCGCCACCGACCTCTTTCGCAATTTGCTCAAGGTGAGCTGCCGCCAAGACAGCGTTTTTTCTTGTCTTGGCGTTCTGGTACAGCTTCGATAGCTCGGAAATCCGAACGGCAGGGTTAGCAAGAGGAAGGTCACTCAATTCTGTAAGGAATCTTTTTCGCGTCTCATCGAATATGCAGCGCCACTTCTTGCCCAACTTCTTGCCTTTCGATTTTGTCGGATCGTAGATGCTAGTCTGATTGCGATCTATATCAATGCCAAACTCTTCCCTGACTGCGTTTGCTACCTCCTGCGGTGTGTTGAAGCATGCCAATTCTTTGATAATGAATAACTTCACTTCATCATTTAAGGTTGCCATGTGTATCCCTCCGGTATTCTATGCCACTAATTTCAGACAAGTTCCACAAGCGTGGGCAATGTCGGTGTGAGCGACTTCTGGCGGTTTCTTTGTAGCCTCAACGAGTTGGGCTAACTTTCCTTCCGGATGCCCGATTCCATATCTCCTCACGACACCGATAAATTCCTCTACATCGTGCCCGACTACCTTTAATTTTGGTTTTCCCGTGTCCGAGTGAAAAGCAGGTTCGCCGTACTTATCTTTATCGTGCCCAAGGTGGTAGAGTTCGTGCTCGACGAGCGAACAGAAGTCTGCATCCGAGCAAGAGAGGCAGTAACCAGCATCAAGAGTGATGATGAATCTTGGGATATATAATCCAAACCAGTCCGAAAGCTGCTGCTCCTGCCTCATCCTCTGCCACTTATTGCACCTGAACGCGACCTCCTCTGCCTGTCCGATAACTCTTCTGCCCTTGCTCTCATAGCCAGTGACTGCCCAGATAAAACCTATCTCTAGATCAATGTAGTCGAACAGGTGATAGTGATCCTGATTGAAGAGTCGAGAGTCAGGCTCAAGGAACGTCTGCCTCACCCATGACGGCATGTCATGCGCCGGAACCATCCAGACTGATCTGCCATCGGTGACACTTTCTGCGATCTCTTTAGGCGGGAGTGGTCGCTTCATTAGTCATCCCTACAGATATGCACTTTTACCGCCGCGTTCTTGCTGACAAGAGGGATTCTCGGCATTCCAAAGACGGTGTTGAGTATCTGGCTGTTGTCTTCTGGCTCTCGATAAAGAAGCCTATTCCTGACGCGCCTTCGGTCATCTATCCACGTTTCCGGTTTGGCGGTGATGTCGCCCTGCTGGACGAGTTGATTTAAAAATCGCACAGCGGAATGGTGCGGGATCCCCGCCATCTGCGCCAACTCGTTACTGGTGCGCCAATTACCGTCCACGACGGCCAGTATGGCCTCCAGTCTCTTCTGGCGCCTGTACTCAAGCCTCTGAGTAAGCAACTCCCTGTAGCGCACGAAAACAGTGGAACAATCGCTCCATAATGGAAGTTGCAACCGGATCCTATTGTTTATCCTGAACGTCTGCTGCATCCGATACCTTCTCAAGCCCACAAATCTCCGCTAGTTTTGCGACAGCCTGGTGTGCCGGGGAATTATCATCGATGCCTGGCGAGAACTTCGCCTCCATGATGATCCCGTTCGCAGTATCCTTAAGATGTACTATAGCCTCTGCCATGTGTGATTCCCCTTTCGCTCTCATAAAAAACAAACCCAGCTGACCCCCTCCTATACATCTTGATGAGCGAGATACCTCTCGATCTCTGCCCGTGCGTCCATCCAGTCATAACAGACAACGCACTTATACCCTTCTTCCTCCTGCCATTTGATGAACTCGATCTGCTCCGGTGTTGGCTTATTCTTTCCGGCCTTCATTTCGATCCACAATGCGTGATACCCATTGCGGCTTACCGGCAGGCATAAATCCAATATCCCGCGCCTTACGCCTTCAGCCTTCATCTTGGCCGCTACAGCTTTATGCCTATGACCCCCGTTCGGGATCGCCAGCAATGCGTATTCAGGTAGGCCGAATGTCTTGTGCGCTATCTTCCACCAACTGATAAGGGCGCATTGATGTTGATGCTCGCTCACCATTCAAGCCCCGCAGGCTCTTCTTCATACTTCTCCACCTCGATGTAAAAGTCACATCGCCCGTCTTTGCCTTGCTCGAACTTCGCAATCGACTGAGCATATCCCCAGGGTGCCGTCGCCCGATAGCATTTCCGGCGCTTGGTGCATTTCTCATTGGTGCATAAGGTAATGTCAGCCATGTCAATTACTCTCCAATCTCTTGGTATATCAAAACCACGCCATCAAAACTGAATACAAAACCATCCCAAAAATGATGCCGAACGGAATTGAAATTACGATTGATGCGATCAGGAGCTTCATGCGGCCACCTTCAGCACTTCCCGCTCGATCATCGCCTGCACGGTCTTGATGTAAGCCTGATTCCACATTTCGCGTCTTGCCTCCCTGCTCAATAGCTTTCCGTTGTCCAGTTCGTGATGGCACCGATGGCACAAAGCCGCAACAAGGGCGTCGCTAACCTTCATCCCCATGCCCTTGCCTTCGTTTCTATGAGCCGCGCATACAGTGCCGTCCTCGATCCCGCAGTTCTGGCACGGCAGTTGTCGGCAGGCTTCAAGTAATTTGCGATTACGGTAGGTCACGCCGCCTCCTTCAACAACTTCTCAATCTCCGCATCAGTCGCCAGTTCGGCGCGAACCTTGTGCGTTACCTTGCGGATAACATCTTTCGGTATCGCCCGATAGAACTTGCGCTGCAGCTTCACCACCTCATAAGCTGCGTCCACTTCGCGCAGGCTCATGGGCTTCTCGTACTCAAGTGACCTGCAGAACTTCACCAGGGCCGCATCGTCGTACAGCAGCGATTCATGCTCTGCCAGCTCCTGCCAGAACTTGATCCAGCCTTGTAGGGCTGAGACAACGTGCAACTTCTCGCCACCCAAGCCCATCAACTGCCAGCCTTCTTGCGACCATTCCAGCTCACCGCTACGCACCGCAACAAACAAACGCTCAATGCTGTCGAAAGCCTCGAATTCCAACGTCAAATCCGTGTTGTACCTAATCGCGCTACGGTTCGGCCGGCGCTTTGCCAGCTTCGCCTGGCGTCGTCTTTCGGTGCGGTTCATCAGTCGGTGCATCCTATACATTCAATGTCGTAATCATCAAAGCCTATAAAATCGTCCTGGCCTTGGGCTATCTCCAACATCCGCGCATAATTCGGCCTATCCTTACGGAACACAGCACCATCGCCAGTTGCGCGACTTGATGACTGTATGCTGGCCTCTTGCTTCATCCACCAGATAGCAGACTCTGGCTTTTCGGCTATGAGTCGCAAGGTTGTCTGAGCGCCTTTCAAGAAACACAGGTCACAGTTGCCGTGCATGGTCTTACCGTTCATGTTCGGCAGTCGTAGGTCGAAGTCTTGAGCCTTCCAGAAGTCACCAACATCCTTTGCGGTAATCCCTGCGGTCGCCAATGGCGCGAACCTCTCGAACGGCTCACGGTTCGGCAGCGATAGTTTGGCAACTCGGCTCGGCTCGTCAGCTCTGAATCCAACAGCCACGTCCCAATGCTTCCAGCCAAGCTCAACCTGCGCGTATCGCTTGGCGCATCTTATTTTCATTTCGATTGTGCAGAATCTTGTCGCAGGGTTCGGCAGGTACTTCTTCATGCGGATCAGCGCCTCGAACGGCTCACCGTTCCTGCTGGCGGTTTCATAGGTGACAACCTTCCAGCGGTCTTTTGCTTTCGGTGCGTCCCAATACTCAAGCCAAACAATCGGAACGCCCCAGCGCGTCGAACACTCATGCACAAAGTCCAGTGTCTCTGGTCGTTCCTTCCCGGTATTGCAGAAAACCACCTTGACGTGATCCGGCAATTTGCCGCCGTTCGCATCCAAGAACATCTTGAGCATCATCGCGGACGTGCGGCCACCGCTGAAACTGATGATGGTTTCTGTTTTTGTAATCCAGATTGGTAAATCGCAGGGCCTCATGCCGCCCTCGCTAAAAATCTCACGCCAAACTCATTCGCGGCTTCCGCCTGAACGGTCGTCGTGTATTCAGAAAACTCTCGCACCGTCATTTCGGTCGTGCTCTTTCTGCGCTGGATAATTTCGCCATCCGGCAAAACAAAATCGATCATCGGGCAATGCTTCCGTGCGAAATACTCGTGCCATGTCTCCCGGCTGAATTGCTTGCCATCAACCCAAACCTGCTCAGATATCTGCTCAATTACGGCCTTCCAGTAGTACCGATTCTGCAAGTTATGGCGCTTCTGCTCCTCGTCAAAAACGATGACGTGCAGCGGTTGGCCAGCGTGCATGTATTTCGCGGCATGAGCTTTGATGAACTCCACAATCACCGACCATATGCTGGCGTTTTTCAGCACGAATTCGCGGTAGACGGGTTCGAGTTTGGTTTCTGTCATGGTGTAATTTGTAGGTTTTAGGGTGTCTAATCTGCGTTGGGCCGCAGGGATGGGCAATCATGGTTATCGCACGCCCGGAGAGAATGGTCG